GACGGCATGAAGCAGCCGCTGGTTGACCTCGGCATTTGGGGCGGCTCAAAGGGCAATGTGCGCGTGACTGCATATCCGGCCACCGACCCAGACGGCAACGGCGGCATCTCGCTGCTGATCGACGTGGTCCAAGTCACGCACGCAGTCTACGGCGGCGCATCGCTGGATGACTTCGATGAATTGCCGATGACATCATCAGGCGGCAACCAGCCCGCCGATCTGGATGACTTCGGTGTTGCAAGCGCAACGCCGGCAGCAACGCCAGCGACGGTTGACGACCTCGGCGGAGACGACATCCCGTTCTGATCCAATAAAAAAAAGCCCGCAGCGGGGAGGATTCGCTGCGGGCAGTTAGGGAGGTAACGAACACATGGAAGAAGGCGGTTCGCAAGATGACTATACAAAAAACTGCGCAGACAGGCAAACAACTTTTGCTTACAGCCAACGGCTCAAGCGACACCAAAATCAATCAACCAGACGCGCAATATAACGGCATCACGCTTAAACAGATTGCAGACCTCGTTGATGCGCCACAAACGAAAGACAAGGCCGACGCAGCCTTTGTCATCCCATCATCATACCGCGCCCATGATGGCCGGTCCCACGCAGCCCAGCGCGAGCGCGGCGAATACTGGATGTTGGCGATTGACATTGACGAGGGCAGCCCGCGGGCCGATCTGATTGAATATGCACTCAGCGGCATTGTTGGCGATGCCACGCGCCTGACTTACACGTCATCAGGTGCAACCGCCGACAACACGAAGTGGCGCGTCTTGTTGCCGCTTGTGGAGCCTTTGACTGGCGCAGAGTACGTTGACGCGCAGCTGGCCCTGTTCGACCTGATGGATGGCGAGTACGGCATCAAGTGCGATACGGCTCTGAGCCGTACAGGCCAGCCGATCTACCTGCCCAACGTACCCGCCGACAAGCGCGATGCAGACGGCAAACCAAACTTCTACATCGGCGCTAAAGAGCGCGGGCAGGGAATGCTGGACGTCAAGCAGAGCCGGATCTGGTCTAATGTCGAGTTCCGCGCGAAGCAGGCAGAGATAGCAGAGCGCAAGGCGGCGCAGGAACGTGCCGCACGGCAGGCCGCACGCGAAGAAAAGCGAAACCAGCGCCACGATGATCTGGACCCGGTTGACGAGTTCAACCAACGCCACAGCATTGCAGACCTGTTTGCAAAATACGGATACGAGCAGCAGGGACGATCGGACAGCTACCGCAGCCCGCACCAGTCGTCGGGATCGTTTGCCACCAAAGACTTCGTCACGCACTGGGTCAGCCTGTCAGGCTCCGACGCGGGCGCTGGGCTAGGCCAGGCCAAGGAGGGCATATGCTGGGGCGATGCGTTTGACCTGTTCTGCTTCTACGAACACCAGAACAACATGACAGTCGCCGTGCGTGAGTATGCAAAAGAACTGCGGCCGGACCCGTTTGGTCGCGTAAACGACCAGATACCAGACGCCTGCGATGATCTAAGCGAATTTGATATTGTGCCGGATGCGAGCGCGGACATGGAAGCAGAGCCAGATCAGCAAACAACGGCAGAGCCAGACATATCATCAGGTGACACATGGCCAACGCCGGTGGCTCCGATCGACGAGGCGAACCTGCCCAAGCGTCGCTGGGTCTACGCGCACCACCACATTCGCGGCTTTGTCAGCGTCACAGCATCGGCAGGCGGGATCGGCAAGACCTCACTCACAATGGTCGAGGCGATGGCAGTGTCGGCAAACAAGCCGCTGCTGGAGGAGCAGGTCAAAGAGCAAACTAACGTCTGGATCATCAACCTCGAAGATCCGCTGGTTGAGCTGCAACTGCGCCTGGCCGCCGCCATGAAGCACTACGGCGTCAAGCACGACGACATCGCGGGCAAGCTGTTCATGGATGGCGAGGACACAATCGGCATCACGCTGGCCGTCGAGAATAGGGACGGCATTGCCCAGAACGAGGCCCTGCTTGCATTTATGCGCGACAAGATCAAAGCCAACAACATCGGCTTCGTCATCATTGACCCGTTTGTCAGCGTGCATGAGGTCAACGAGAACTCCAACACCGCTATTCAGGTTGTCGTGGCCATGCTGCGCAAGCTGGCCCGCGAGACAGACGCAGCGGTCCACGTCGTGCATCACGTCCGCAAGGGCAACGGGGATGACGCAACCATCGACAGCGTGCGCGGGGCAGGCTCATTAATCGGCGCAGCCAGAGCGGCCCGCGTCATCAATAAAATCAGCTCAGATGACGCCGCCAAGCTGGGCATACCTGAAATTGAAGCGCGCGGGCTGTTCCGCGTTGACGACGGAAAAGCAAACCTCGCACCGCCAGCTGACGCCGCAGTCTATCGGCGCATGCACGGCGTCAAGCTGGACAACGATGAATGGGTCGGCGTGGCAATCAGCTACAAGCTGCCGGACCAATTCGCTGGCATGACAGACCGCGTGACCAATGACATCCTGACGCTGATCGACCAAGGCCCAGAGGAGGGCGAGCATTGGTCGATGCGACCGCAGGATAAGGCAAGATGGGCGGGCAACGTCATCACAGGATATGTTTTCCAAGACAGCGCAAACAATAAGTCTGACGCGCAGGCCAAGGGCATCCTGAAGAAATGGACGACCAACGGGCTGATTGAAGAGATCGAGTACCGCAGCATTGGCCAGCGGAAAGACAGGAAGGGCGTCATATCTACAGGGCGCGTGGGGGAGGTTGCAATATAATTTAAGAAAACAGCAAAAACATTTCTGAATAGGACATTTGGCCCTTTACAATGGGGGCCAGATGTCCTATTTCTGTGTGCATAGGGCAATGAAGCCCGCCAGATAGGAAGCACAAGATGACACTCACACTTCAGCAACGAATAGAAAACACGCGGGCAGCTATTGCCTCGCAGGAGCGCGCTGTCAGCACAACAAGGGACAGCTACCACCGCGACACAGAAGCAGCACGGCTGCGGTCGTACAAAGGTACGCTGGAAGATTTAGAGCGCCAGCAAAAGCAGGAGGCAGGCCAATGACAAAGAAGCACAAATCAACGCGCAAGCAAGAGGCTAACGACTTCATCATTTGGCGGGCGGGAACATCCGTTGGCTGGGACTGCACAATAACTGAAATCGCAAGGGAAACTGGGCTAAACCAATCAACAATCGGGGACGCATGCAGGCGGCGTGGCTGGAGGCTTTTAAACGGCAACAGCGATGTGTGGCGTGAAGATCTCGTACATCGGGTTGATGTTGTCCAAATGATAAAGGGAATGCCGGAATGACGCCAGAGCAGTTCAAAGAGGCCAGACGCACGCTCGCATACAGTCAGCAGGCGTTGGCCGACCTCAAAAAGAAGGGTTTTGTTGAGACCGTTGCTGACGAAGACGGTTACTGGGTGCTGCTGAAAGAGCCTGCCCGTCCGCTTTACGACGCTCTCAAAGCCTAAACCAAACGGGGGCTTCGGCCCCCTTCAAATTCACGGAGGAAAAAATGAAAGACCACAATTTAGCGCAGTTGCATTGGCTTGGAATGCCTGACTTCGAACAAAAAAAGCAGGAGCCATTCGCCATGATTAACGTCAGGTTTAAAAATGAGGCGGCATTGCTGGCCTTTGCCGAGGCGACAGGCATGAAGCTAACCAAGAAAACAAAGTCAGCGTGGTATCCGCAGCGCGGGCCGTCCGACACGGGAATAAAGCGATGGAAGTAAGCCCGATTTACATTATCTCAAAGGGCAGGTGGGATAAGTGCCTAACAGCAATCGCACTGGACCTTATGGGCGTTTCGTTTCGTGTCATCGTCGAAGCCAGCCAAGTTGAGCAGTACGCGGCCACCATCGGGGGCGGCAGGTTGCTTGTGCTGCCGCAGGAATACCTTGAGGCATACGACACATGCGATGACCTCGGAAACAGCCGTAGCAAAGGCCCTGGGGCGGCTAGGAACTTTGCGATGGATCACTCAATATCGGAAGGCAGCGCATACCACTGGGTCATGGATGACAACCTGCACGATTTTCACAGGCTGCACCGCAACGAAAAGATACCATGCCGCAGCCCAGCGCCATTCAGGGCGACAGAGGACTTTGTTAAAAGATATGCCAACGTGCCTCTGGCGGGGCTGAATTATTATTCGTTCTGCAAGACAACCGATGCCGTGCCGCCATTTGTTGCGAATACGAGGATTTATTCCTGCCTGCTGATCCGCAACGACATCGGCCTGCGCTGGCGTGGCAGATACAACGAGGACACCGACTTGTCCTTGCGGGTGCTGAAGCGCGGCGACTGCACGATTCAGATGAACGCATTTCTGTGCGGCAAAGTCACAACGCAGCGCATGAGCGGCGGCAACACAGAGGCATTCTACAAAGACGAGGGTACGCTGCCAAAGTCTCAGATGCTTGCAGACCTGCACCCTGATTGCGCCAGCGTGGTGTGGCGGTTCAACCGCTGGCACCACCACGTCGATTACTCAAAGTTCAAAGCCAACAAGCTGATCTACCGAGATGGCGCAAACATCCCGTCAGCGCCAAACAACTACGGCCTTGAGTTAGTCAAGATCGACATTGCGAGAGCAAAAGAAACACCAGATTTTTGGAGAACAACCAATGACACCTGAGCAGTTCAAAGAAGCCAGACGCGCGCTGGCATACAGTCAGCAGGCGCTGGCCGACGAGTGGAACATGGGAGCCAATGGCGGGCGCACAATCAGGCGCTGGGAACAAGGCGACAGGCCGCTCAATCCAGTGGCAGCGTATGCCATCGGGATGATGATGGAGAAAGCGGGTGAATAGCACCGCAAAAGCAAGCGCGCCAGTGGCAAAATCCAGTGGCGCGTCAGTGGCGCAAATGCCTGTTAAGTCATTGAAATCATTTGCGCCGCTGGAGAAATTCAGCGGCGCGTTTGCTTGCATGATGAGCGCAATGAAACGTGCGTTTGGACGTAAAAAAACCTCCGAAGCGAGGTGCTTGGAGGTATGTGGTGGGTTTGTGTATTGTTTAGGTGCGCCGCTGCTGACCCCAGCGCCTCACGGCGTAACACCCAGCGCACACCCTGTCAATACCCACGTCACAGGTGCCTCAAAATGAGTGTCGGCCAAGAGCCGCCACACACGATATTTTTGACGCAGCGCACAGCGCCAGTGAACGGCCTGCCCTACGGGCCGCTTGCGCTCAGGCCTTTCACAGTCGCAGAGCTTGCGTAGTTAACTCACAGTTGGAAAGGAAAGATCACAATGGCCAAAACAAGTAAGCCAAGGTCAACAGCAGCAAAGAAGGCGATGGCCGAGCGTGGCACATTCAAGGTCGGTGGCAACTCGGACTACGGCAAGCCATACACAAAAGCAGTATCAATGGCGGTGGAACCATTCAGCCAGATGCTCAAGCGAGCGCAGCAGACTTGGGGGCAGCGGTTGCTGGAATGTGTGCCGCCAGCATACGCGGCCAGATATGCCAGCCTGGTCGCGGATCTGGATGAAGCCATGATCGCGGAGGACGCAAAGGCGACCGCCGACATCGCGGACAAGCTGTGCAAGGCTATACCGATCCTGCACAAGGCAGCACTCGACGCTGGCCACAATCCAGCATCGTCGGACGTCGTGACAACGGTGCTGGATGATGTGGTCTACGCATTCGTCGTGAGGGGCGACATAGGGCTTGTCAGGAGGCAGAACCCGACTTGGGTGGTCTATGCCCTGTCAGACGCAGCGCTGGCCTTCAGGGGGCGCGTCGAGGACATGATGCAGGAAGCAGCCAAGCACTTCCCCAACGTGAAGGTCAGCGAGGGCAGCAGGGACATCGTAGACGATGCCATAGAGTTCTGACAGCTCGCAGCATCAGCAAGACGACAGCAGGCCGTCACGTTAGCGCGTGGCGGCTTTTGCTATGTCGAGTGCAGGATGGGCGAGATGGCGTTGTGATGGGTGTTGGAGGGGGTATGAGATGGGGTGAGCATTGATGCACAGATGTTGGGTGAGATTGGGGTTAGATATGCGCTCACGCACACACCGCTGGCCGCACAGCCTCGTGCGCGGGACGCTGCATAAGTCCAGTTGAACATGCTGGATAGGTCCAGATTAAGCTGGCATTGGCGGGCATAATGCAACCGTAAGGTAGTGTGGAATGCTAAGTCATTGATATGTATGGATAATAAATATACCATAATACCGATTACAAGCGTGAAGCGTTAAGCGAACGGCATCAGAGGTCCAGATTAGCCAGACCCCCCCCGTGGCGCAGGGCTGGCGGGGCGGGCTGTGACAGAGACATCCACACACACCAAAACCCCAGCTAACCAATGCAAAAAAAAATATTACCGCGCCGCTTGATACATTTAACGCTTCACGATATACGTTAAACGAACCAAACATGGAAGGGATGATGATGACGTGTTCTAAATGCAGTGAAAGTAAGCCGATTATGGCGAAGGGTATGTGCGCGGCGTGCTACATGCGCCAGCGGCGGCGGGATAAGGCTGGCCCTGCGTTTGTCGGTCGCGCGCGCACTGGTTCGCGTGAGGAGATTGCGCTGACGCATCGGTATGATTGGCTGGATCGGTTCCAGAGCAAAATTGATGCATCCGGCGATTGCCACGAATGGCAGGGCGGCTCAACGGCTGCTGGATATGGCGTGTTTCATGCTTGCGGATACACATATTTGGCGCATCGGCTGGCCTTCGCATTGGCCGGTGGCAGGATGCATTATCCGGTGGTCATGCATTCATGCGACAATCCGAAGTGTGTGAATCCCGCGCATCTGGTTGGCGGCGATCACAAGGCAAACATGGAAGATATGGTTGTGAAGGGGCGGCATAATATAACTGAAAAATGCGGCGCGCACTTGAAAGACCGCGCAAAGCATCCGCGCGCAAAGCCTGTGGTCACGCCAAAGGGCGAGTTTGCAAGTGCCAGCTTGGCGGCGGATGAGTTTGGCTTTACGGCGCGGACGATCCAGAAATATGCGACCGATGGCAAGAATGGGTTTTCTTGGGTTTAGCACCCCCACCCATGCGTTTCAGAACGCACCTTCCCAAAAAAAATTTTGCGTTGTATAAAACGGATTGAAACGCATGAGGGGAATGCAATGGCTGGTCGGAAATTTCGTCGTATGGTGATGCAGCATTTGGAGGATTTGGGCGGCGTCGATTTCGTCTTGGATTACATTGGTGATAGCGGCACGGTGAAGGATTTGTCTGAGAAGACGAATTGCAGCCGCAGTTTTTTGAGCCGTGTGCTGAACGGGACGCCTGAGTATCGGGCTGCGTTGGACGAGGGCCGACGGATTCTGGCTGACAAAATGGCGGATGATAGCCTCGCGATGGTCGATGAGTTGGCGAGCAAGGATGATTTGACGTCGCAGGATGTGCAGTTGGCGAAGGAGCGGATAAATGTTCGCAAGTGGATGGCTGCATTGAATCATCCGGATCGGTTTGCGCCGAAGAAGGAGGAGGTCACGATCAACATTGGCCAGCTTCATTTGGGTGCCTTGAAAAAAATCCGTGCTGAAATGCTGGACGTGACGCCGGTTGCTGAGGCGATTGAGGGCAACACGTCTGATGACGAATGAAGTAAACCCCCTCGAAGAGTTCGCGCGGACGTATTACAACGATCCTGTTGGATTTGTGCGTGATATGTTGGGCGTTGAGCCTTTGCCGTATCAGGCGGAGTTTCTGGAGGCGTTGGCCAGCGGTGAGCGGCGGATCTCGGTGCGGTCTGGTCACGGGACGGGCAAATCGACGGCCTCTAGCTGGGCGATGCTTTGGTTTTTGCTGTTGCGGTTTCCGAACAAGGTTGTGGTGACTGCGCCGACGAGTGGCCAGCTGTTTGACGCGCTGTTTGCGGAGTTGAAGCGGTGGGTGAATGAATTGCCGCCAGCGCTCAAGGCGATGCTGACTGTGAAGTCTGACCGGATCGAGCTTGTGGCGGCACCCAGTGAGGCGTTTATTTCGGCGCGGACGTCGCGGGCTGAGACGCCAGAGGCGTTGGCGGGGGTTCACTCCGATAACGTGATGCTGGTTGTTGACGAGGCGTCTGGTGTGCCTGAGCAGGTTTTCGAGGCTGCGGCTGGTTCAATGTCGGGCCATTCTGCTGTGACGATCATGCTTTCGAACCCGACGCGATCGAGCGGGACGTTCTTTGAGAGCCAGACGCGGCTGTCGGAGACGTGGTGGACGCGGCGTTGGTCTTGCGTTGAAAGCCCGCTGGTGTCGGGTGAGTTTGTTGACGAGATGCGGCTGCGGTACGGTGAGGAAAGCAATGCCTACCGGATTCGTGTCTTGGGTGAGTTTCCGCTGGCCGATGACAACACGATTATTCCGTTTCACTTGGCTGAGAGCGCGATGCACCGTGATATTGAGATGACGCCAGGTCTTCAGCCCATTTGGGCGATTGATCCGGCGCGATTTGGGTCTGACAGGACGGCATTCTGCAAGCGCGTTGGCAATGTGATTACTGACATTACGTCTTGGCAGGGTTTGGATTTGATGCAGACTGTGGGGCGCGTGATGGCAGAGTATGAGTCTTTGCCGATCAGCCAGCGGCCCAGCGAGATCCTCGTTGACAGCATTGGCGTTGGCGGCGGCGTTGTTGACCGCCTGCGGGAATTGGGTGCGCCTGTGCGTGGCGTAAATGTTTCCGAGGTGCCGTCGATGGGCAAGACATACAATAATTTGCGTACTGAGCTTTGGTTCAAGACGAAGGCTTGGCTTGAGGACCGATCTTGTAAAATTCCTGACAACGATGCGCTGGTCGCTGATCTTACGGGTATTCGGTATTCGTTTACGTCGTCTGGGAAAATGCAGGCCGAAAGCAAGGACGCGATGAAGAAGCGCGGGCTGAAATCGCCCGACCTTGCTGACGCTGTTTGCCTGACGATGGCGTCTGACGCGATTACTGCGCTGAGCGGCAGGAAATCTGTGTGGGGTAAGCCCCTGCGCAGGGCTTTGAAGGGGATTGCTTAGGGGTAGCCTTGCCAGATTAGCCTTTTGCGTGTATGGTAAGCCGTAGGCTTACAAGGGGCGAAGCGATGATGGGTTACGGCTACGGCAGCGGCGATCAGCGGGTCAACGCTGTTGTTGATATGATTAACGGCGGCGGCCAGGGCCGTGCTGGGCAGCAATTCGAGGGCGGTGGCCTTCTGAGTATGCTCAGCAATGCCTTTGCGCAGCCATATGGCGCTGAAGCGCGCGGCGCGCAGGCCCCTGCTAGTTCGATGCAGCCAATGGCCCGCCCAGCCAGCTTTGCGACGGCCATGCCGATCCAGTCAACGATGCCTGCGCAGGCTCCCGTTTACAGCGGGCGTGGCGACTACGGTATGCCTGAGTTTTCATTGCCTTTAGANGCNCGNANNGCNCCTNNAGCCCCCCCNTCTGTNCCATTCGGCGNNTANGACGTNGAGTATAACCCAGTCCGCGAATACGGCGGTCGTGGCAGTGTTGATATGCCTATGCCGCCTTTTGTTGCGATGACGCCAAACCCAGCAGAG